TTCATAAACTTAAGAACGTGCCTGTAGGGCTTAGGTGTTATTCCATATAAGCTTCTGAATACCTTCTTCTTTGCCAGCCACCGTAGACTCGCTGTGGTCATCTCTTTCTTTGCCTCAAGGTCTTTACCGAACCAGCAGAAGTGAAGCATCGCTGTCTTGCCATAGAATCCATTCAACCACCAGAAGCCCATGAGGGTGTGATCAGGATCCTCGACCTTAACCACAACTATCGGCTGAGAATAGACAAAGCTCACCCAGTCATTATAATTCTTGATATGTCCATCATAGAACACGACACCTACAAGCTCCTCAAACTCACACCTGACAAACAGATGCCCCAGCTCGCCTTCGGTCATGTCCCTGTTATGTTTAAAATTGTATTCCATTAGATTACAGTCACTCCGTTGCTCGTGTTAATGATAGATCCAACCACCACTGACAACATCCCATGTGCAGTTTGCTGGTTGCCCACAGGCAGTACAGTCCTCACTTTCCTGTGCTTCTGCAATAACAGGAGTATAGGGGTTAATATAGCGAGGCAGCCAGACATATAGCCCTAAACAAAATATCACCATTGCCAGCACTACTGCTTTTTCTAATCTGGTCATATCACATTCTCCAGCGGATCATAATCAACACCGTTTGACATATTAGCTAAAGCGTCATCTGTATTCGGATAGCCACCCCTGTTCTCGACATACTCATCCAAGTCTGGGAAGGATGCACCAAGCACAGGATCAAGAATCCTTGCTAAAGCATCCAGCATATCGTCATGCACACATACCGGGAAGGCCAGATACTCTTCATCTATAAACTCTGCCATGATGTCTCTGAATGCTCCCTCGTGATCACGCTTGGTCATATACGCAGGAGTGAAGATTCGTGCACTCTCAAAGACAGGTATCAGCTTCCTGATGCGATCCTCTTTACTCATGGATCCACCCAGCGGTGCAATGGCAAAGTGATAGTTGCTCTGATCCTGTATATACTCGATGTGCTCGATATCAGACTGAAGGCCGTACTCTTCATATCCAACAATAATCGGCTTATATGTTCTGACAAAGGCAAATAACTTCTTAGTACGCTCCACAAGGTTTAACCTGTCTCTCAGGCCGTCAATGACATAGTATCTGCCGTCAGGGGCACACCCGATCACCCACATCGCAGTGTAGTCGTGTCCAGCCTTTTTAATCTTCTTGCCACTGGCAGGGTCAACGATGATGTATATGTTCATCACCTCCCAGAACTCAGGTTTCACATCCCACGATCTCATCCATTGCTTCTCAAAGCCCTGCACCTCATCAGCTTTTGGATTCAACAGCATCTGACAGGCAAAGATATATGGCCCCATGTCCTTACGCTTCTTAGCCAAGACTCGTGGGTCATGGAACACTGGCTCACCTGTTGGTGTACCGTCCTCAGTGGCTGGATATAGTCGAGGTTTGGCAATCTCATGCTTAACGGCCTGTCGCCATGCGTCATTAAAGTGATAGTACGTCCCGATCATCCGTCTTACACCGCCATGAGATCCGAGGTTTGTAGCCAGCCTCATCTTATTGAAGGCTAATGCGAGCTGGTCAGGGTTGGTCACAGACCGCTCTGTCACGACATCATCAAATAATAGCAGCTTAAAGTGTCGGCCTGTAGGCATTCCCTGAACCAAGCCCCAAGCTTCCACTGTCTCTTCTTTTGGATTGGACTTACGCTTAACTCTTATTCCTGTCTGGATCCCCCACTGAGGAGACTGTGACTCTGGCTTTTCATACAGGGTCTCCGGGAATAGTTCCTTGAGCTTCTTGTTCTGTTCAAACTCTTCTTTGATCTGTTTCAGGAAGTCCTGTGCGATCTCTCGTGTAACAGAAAAGATCCCAACTGTGATCTCGGGATCCCTTAAAATATCTTGGATTGTTTTGGCGAAGGTGATGATCGTTGACTTGTATCCCTCTCGGAACCAGAGGTCTAAGTATCCATCTGGATTCTCTTGCACCTCTTTACATCTGCAATACAGCCAGTCAGGATCGAACTGGGTTGTTCTGTTCATCTCTGCCCGACCAAGGACACGAGTCAACAGGAACCAGAGATCCGTTAGGACAAGTCTCCGAGTGACTTCCTGTATAACCGTAAGTCCTCCCCGGGTTGCCTCGGCTAGGGCTACGGCATAACTTTCATTCGCTTCCTGTCGAGTTGCCTTCATTAAGTGGCCTTCTTGATTATGGCATTAACCATTTCCTGTAACTCTGGGGAGAGGCCTATACCGTCTGGGTTAGTGACTTCTCTTTTTTCCGTGAACATCTTAAAGTATTTGCCAAGCAGCTCAAAGCCCTTGAGAGCAGCATTCGGGTTGTCCGCTTCACATCTCTCGGTAATCTTCTTGATCCCCTGTAGAACATATTCCTCACTTAGCTCTCGCTTTTCAAGCAGGGGAATACGCAGCTCTTCTATTCTTGCGGAGATCTTGGGGAGATCCAGCAGCTCTTTGGCTGAACGATTAATTGTCTCTGGTTTAGAGTTAGCGGTGTTGTAGCTCTGGCGGTACGCTTCTGTAGCGTTACCAGTCTTGAGGTACACGAGGCAGAATTGCTCTTGCTTCTCGGTAAGCTTGGCCTTAGTCACGAGCTTGCAACCTTTATTTTATCATGTCCAGTTTCTTTTGGTAGGCCTTCTTGGCATCTACGTACTCCTTAGATCCAAAGAAGCTTCGTTTCTTTTTTTTCTTCTTTTTCTCAGATTTCTTGGAATTGTCTGCCATGCTGGTTGCTCCTCACATTATGTCCACCTTGTCAAAGTGTCAAAACTGTTAAAAGTTTTTACAAATGTAAACTTATTTTATAGTTTTCGGGAATAGCTGTCAAGTATTTTATTTAGGAAGGAATTGCGGGAGGTTATGAAACCTCTGGGGGTTCGTTAAGCATCTGGCAGGTAAATGCGTACTTTTTGTTCTGTTCTCGTACCCTTTTTCGGTACTCTTCCACCAGTAAACGCTGGTATTTTAGGGCTATTTCAAGCATTTATAGTCTCCGTAACCGATCCAAAACAGCCTTATTAAACTGCCTCAAAGCATCAAGCATATCATCGTGTGCGTCTGGGCGAAGTGCCCACACTGGGATCGTAGAAGAAAAGGCCAGCGTCAGCTCATGGTTCTTAAGGCTCTTGATAATACAGTAGAATGGATTAATCATACTTTAACCCCCTACTGGGCCAGATGATCTTGCTGGCGGTCTTAACAGAGAACCCATAATCCACGAAGGTCTTAAGATCCCCGAGCTTTCTCACATCATTGAAGCTCCAGAGGTTTCGTGTCCCTGTGCCATGGGCCTTCTGGACAGAGGGTGTTATGCCTGTCTTGTCCATCCACTTCTGGAGCGTGGTTCTGTTGATCCCCAGCATCTTGGTTATCTTGGCCATTCTGAATCCGTCCTGTGGATCCTTGGGGATGTATTCCATGCGACTGCCGTTGATAAAAACTCTCTTAATCATGGTGATGTCTCCCAGTGTTATTTAATCTCCTTGAATTTTATCTGCCCTAATAAAGGACTGGCCTCGGTCGTCTGTTCAGCATATTTGGCGAACCTCTTGGCCCCATCTGTATCTGCATACTTCTGAGCAAACTCAGCCAAGGTATATGGGCCTCTTGTTTTAACTGGTTTGGGCCTTGGCTTAACTGGCAACTTGGCCCCCTTTTCAAAAGGAATCACCATGACCGCAGCAAAGCCTTTTAGGAATGTTCTTCTTCTCATTTCACGATCCTTATAGTCAGGTCTGGGTATCTGTGCTCAAACAGCCGTCTCTTGATCTTAAACACCTCAGTTTCCATGCCCTTAACATCCTCAACGATGAAACTGTCCATCAGGCCTTCAATATAGCTGAAATCTGCGATGTACGAGATAGAGGCATACCTTATCTTGCCTTTTGTGAAAGCTGGTTGTAATTCGAACCTCGGCTGCAACTGAAGCTCTCGGATGGCTCCCACCTTCATCTGGATCTTCAGCTCTTTGTACCGATCTGCTTCTCTCAAGCTGCGAAACTTGATGCCGTCAACCTCGGTGATCTTATTCTTGTACTTCGATCTCCTCATCCCGATCTCCTTTAAACTTTTTATTATGGTCTGCAACGATCTGATCCCACTTGGAATACTCGTGAAGGCATCGGACATGTTTATAGCTAATGTCGCAGTCTTCCCTCTTGTCCCTGTGCATTGCTCTGTGTCTGGCAATGCCAAGAGTTTGAAATGCTTTATCACAGGTGTGGCAGAATACCATCTCACTCCCTCAAATAGAATAATCGTTTACCTGAGTCTCTTCCTTTGGACTCCCACAGTTGGCACACTTAACCTTTGTGATGTCCCCCGACTCATCTATGCGGAACAGGTCAGGCTTAGAACAATCAACGACCTCGAGGATCTTCCTACAGGTTGCGATCATCAGCTTCCCATTCGGGGACTCTGGATTAAAGACCTTAGTGTCCTGTCTGGTCTCATAGTCACAAATAGATGCCATCCTCTCATAGGTGTCGTGAAACAGCCGAGCCAACGCTTCTGGGTTATCCATCACTCCCCTTTGGTTTGGATTCGTTCTTTTTTGCCATCTTTCTACTGCTTCAACAAGGGTATGACAACTATCAAAACCTACAAAGCAATCATCACACCAAATATCATAATCATTATCTTTACATATTTCTTGTGTCCTTATATCTGTACCACCGCAAAAAGGATATGGTAAATATCCTTTATTCATCACTCCCCCTTTCCATGTATTATACTAGAAACATTTTAATTAATATTCCATATCCTATGCCTATAATAAACCAAACAATTCT